ACAAACAAACACCTTTTTCTAGTAATCAATCCTTATTGAATAGTGGTAGGATAGTTCTTAATTCAAAAATGTTTCTTGAATCTTCAGGACAACCCCACGATGGCATAATCCTATCTTCGGGTCGGGATATCATATCATTATCAAATAGAGATACGATACTTACCACTGGTCAAGATTTCGCTATTGCGGGAAGAAAGATTTTTCTGGTGAGCGAAAACCACAACCCGATAGCCGTTAATGATGCTGGATTCCCCCAATCTGTTGCAATTGCAGATGAAGTAATTAAAGTACTTAAGAAGTTGATTAAAGCACTTATAGCGAAAGGTGCTTATTCCGTAGCAGGACCATCAGTTATACCTACGGGGATTCTTGGGCCTCTTGCACAGATATATGGAGAAGATTTGGAGGATATTAAAAGTAAGTTGGTAAAAATTGAAAAATAAAAGTATTGAAACTATTTATTAGTAAGTGTGGAGGCAATATGAAAATTAAAGATTTTAAAAAAATAGTGAGAGAGATAGTCGGGCAGGAGATGGCTTCTCAAAAAGAACAGATCCTTAAAGAAATTAAGGCTGAACTTTTTGATGTTATGACTGTTCAAAAAACACCCGATACAAAAACTAAGGTCAATGAGGGGATAGATAGAACAAGTCTCAGACGGATGTTTGAGGAAAAGCTTGGAACAGGAGAGGATATCCATTTAAATACCTCTAATGTGTCAGTAACTCCCCAACAGGCCTTGCCACGTACGTTTGAGGGTACGAGACTAACTGAAGACCACGAAGATACCCTGAAGGACATTAATAAAGATTATAGTCAATTAATGAAGAAGATGGGCGTATAGTTGTGGCTAGCCCAATATCTAAAGCTTCATCATTGCCTGCGGTTAGTATTGGTTTCGCAATTAGTATAATTGTAGTTGCGTGGTTTGCTGGTACACGTTTTCGTGACTTTGAAAATGCAGATACACAAAATATGACACAAATAGAAGATGTGCTTGATCGCCAAAAAAAGTATATAGGAACTAGTGGACTGTTAACTGAACGTATTGATGACTTAGAAGATGTTGTTAATCAAATTGAACGTGAACTAGCATTGTTAAAAGTTCAATTGGATTTAAGATAATGGCTACACGGACAATAGGATTTACTCTTCCACTTCAACGATCAAGTGGTGGTATTGGTGGATATTTTGGAATGTCTCATACCGTAATGGAACAAATAAAAAGTAATTTTATTAATTTGGTTTCTACAATGAAAGGTGAGAGATTATCAAATCCAGAATTTGGATGTGATATCCATAAATCTCTTTTTAATTTTAACGATGCTAATATAGACGTAAAAACGGGCCCGTGGATAGGAGCTAGAGAAGCGGTTGAAGAAGCTGTTGCTAAGTATATGCCTTTTATCGAACTAGATCGTTTTGAAATAGAAACCACCGATGGTGATAGAGATAGATATACAGTAAGAGTTTATATGAGTTATACATTAACGGGAACTAATTTGTCAGACGAAGCTCTGATGCAATATCACGGAATGTGAGGAATATAAATGTCCCATAATCAATTATCTAATGTTACATTAGACGAACGAATAGACAAGAAACAAGTAAAGTATACAAACAAAGATTTTTCAGATTTTAAGAAAAACTTAGTTGAATTTACTAAATTTTATTTTACAGACACATATCAAGATTTTAGTGATGCGTCGCCTGGCAGTATTTTTCTTGATCTGGCATCGTATGTGGGAGACGTTCTTTCTTACTATACAGATCATTCATTTAAAGAATCTTTATTAGCTTATGCCGAGGAACCGGAAAATATTGTTTCCTTAGCACAGGGATTTGGATATAAACCACAATTGGTTATGCCCGCATCATGTGTCGTATCAATGTCTGCTTTAATTCCTGCTGATACTGTTGGTTCTTTGGATACAAAATATCTTCCAAGATTTTCGGCTGGAACTTCGTTTACGGCCACAACAGAAACCGACTCTGGAACTTTTATAACTCAGGATATATGTGATTTTGGAAATGCTATAGATAGAGATGTAAGACCGTTTGCTCTAGATAGTAATACAGATTTACCTTCATCATATGTGGTATCAAAGCCCATTAAAACGGTTGGAGTAATAGAAAAAGACTTTAAAATGATTTTGGGATCTCCCGAAAAATATTTGAAAATTGAATTACCAGAAGACGATATTGTGGACATTAAATCGGTGACAGATTCGGAAGGAAATACATGGCACCAAGTAGATAATTTGTCTCAGGATTATGTTTTTCAAGATACATTGGTTAATATAACAGATGCATCCGTTATGCCACTTTATAGTATAAGAACGGTTAAGGTAAATAGAAGGTTTGTTGTACGAGTAAATAGAGATATGAAAACTGAATTAGTTTTTGGTTCGGGGCTAGGCGATTTGTCAGACATTTATCAAGAACCAGATTATAGAACAGTTTATGATGAAAATTATTTACAGAATATGACAAATGTTGCTTTGGATACTATTAATTTTACAACTGGTAATTCTTTTGGATTGGCTCCAGGCGATACAACATTAACTATTACATATAGGAAGGCTACGGGTCTGGCAGCAAATGTCAGCGCTGGGACTATTACTAAAATTAATAATCTTGTTACTGTGAATGAAACTAGTATTTTTACCGTTGCTGAACAGACGGTGTGGGATGCAGTGGTATCTAGTGTCTCTGTTGTAAATGAGGAGGCGGCCAGAGGCGGTGGCGGTGCTCCAACAGTTGAACAAATACGACATTCTGCAATAGGATATATAAATGCTCAAAGACGAGTAGTAACTACATCCGATTATGAAAAACGGGTATTATCTATGCCTGAAAAATATGGAGCAGTGGCTAAGTCGTTTGTAATGAAAGACGATGCTATTACTGCTACACTAAATTTAGAACAATACGTAGAGATACCACATTGGAGAACTTTAGATCCAGAAGATGATATTCAATTTGTGCACAACAGACCACTTAATACAAATATTAATTTATATGTTTTGGGATTAGATTCTAATAAAAGATTAACGACACTAAATGGTACAATTAAATCTAATATAAAACAATTCTTAAAGGGATATAGGATGATTACTGATAGAATTAACATTTTAGATGCATTTAGAGTGTCTATTGGTGTTCATTATACTATTGTTGTTTATAAAGGACACATGACCGCCGATGTGTTGGTTAGATGTCACGATACAATTAGAAAATATTTTAATATTGATAGATGGCAGATAAACCAACCCTTATTAAAAGATGATTTGTTGGTAGAGATTGCTAAAGTAGACGGAGTTCAATCCATACCTGAATTATCCTTCTCAAACAAATATCAACAAAGAGATGGAAGTGACTACGCTACATACACATACGATTTAGTAGCAAATGAAAGGGATAGAGTTATTTATCCATCAGTTGATCCATGTATTTTTGAGATACGATATCCACAAACTGATATTGTTGGAACGGCAGTACAATGAGTAGGGTATTCATAACTGCTAGTGCAGATGCAAGTATTTACGAACGGTATGCTAATTTAAATGCTGGCCACGATGAAATTTTAGAGGTTGGTAAGAAACAGGATAGGTTAGAAATTACTAACGGCAAGGTTAGATCTTTGATTAAGTTTACCTTAACAGATCTTGTTGGAGCACCAACAAATTCTGACGCATATTTGAGTTTGAAGGTGGCCAATGCTACAAGATTAAACCAAGACGCAAGAGTTTATGTTTATCCAGTTTCACGTTCTTGGGAAGAAGGTTCGGGATATTTTGATTCTGATGGGTTTGTTACCGTTTCTAGTGATGGAGCTACATGGAATGTATATGCGTCTGGTTCTGATTGGTCAGGGTCACTTGATGACCAACACGAAGCTATTAGTCCAGCACATGGTGCTGGGAGTGATTATAATTTTACACCAATGGTTAGTGCTTCAGTTACAGATATTAGAAATGATGAACTTAGAATAAATGTTACTGATATTGTTCAGCCTATGATATCGGCTACATCTCCAAGTAGTAATTATGGATTGCTATTAACATTTTCAGGTAGTGCAGAGTCCGATCTTAATAATAAAGGAAATATTAAATTCTTTTCAAGACAAACCCATACTGTTCACGAACCGCGTTTAGAGTTGGTTTGGTTAAATCATACAATTGTAACAGGAAGCTTAAAAACATTACCTTCACTTGATATTGAAATTGCTCCACGAAATATGAAAGCTGAATATAATGTTGGTTCAGTATTAAAAATGTATTTTACAGTAAGGGATAAATATCCAGCAAAAGCATATGCAAACACTAGACGGTTTGAGAATAGATATTATTTACCCCCATCTAGTTCTATTTACACCATTGTAGATGCGGGATCTGGCACAACAGTTGTTCCGTTCGATAATTATTCTCATCTTGATTGTGACACTACTGGATCTTATGTAATGCTTGATACAAAACCATTATATAAAAATAGATTTTATGATCTAAGCGTAAAGACTACATTGGGTAGTGAGGTTTACTTTTCTAGGCCCTTTAGATTTAAGGTGGTATAATGGCTAAAGGGCTTGCAAGCTTCCGGAACAGGCCGGGCCAGGGTGGATTGCAACACGGTATTAGGCCCGCAGTGGTTGGTGATCCTGCTTTGAATTATAAACACCGCAGTCTGTTAGCTAGAACGTATGTTCAAGACAGAAGATTAAATTGGATAACTCAACGTGGGAACATGACTAACGCCCAATGGGATAGCTTTTTGGCCGTAGGCTACGGAGCCCGTTTACAAGATTGGTCGACAGTACATACAAAAACCTTGATGAGAGACGAACAACTTCACCTTGCAACTCATAGTTTGATCATAACGAATTCATTATACGAACAGTGGTTCAGCTTTATGAATGATGGTACGGGTCTGGATGCCGGCCAAATGGAGTACAAACATGATCTTCAAGAATATCCTAATAAAGTTAAAAAGTTCTTTTTGCCGGGAACTAGTCTCAGAACAATACCTACGCAAAA